TTCAATTAGGAATTGGAATTTCACGGCTCGTAACTCAAATTTCAAAACTCAAAACTCGCAATGTGCACAATTCAAAACTCAAAATTCAAAATTCAACATGAAGTTACAAGCCCAATCATCCAAAGCCCTACACGCTGCCCTCAACAAGTCGGCAAAGTGTATCGGATCTAAGAACACTATAGCAATCCTCGACAACGTGCTGTTGACACGCAAGGGAGAGCAGTTCTTCCTTACATCATCAACAACCGAGGCACAGCTCACCATTCCGGCACCGCTCACCATTTGCAGCGGCACATACGACCGCGACATAGTGCTGCCTATCAAGATGCTCAGCGCATTGTTAGGTACATTGCCCGATTGTGTAGTTACATTCGACATTCCTGACAACAGCCAGTCGTTCACCGTAGAATATTGCACAAGCAGCGAGGACAACGTAAAGCCAGGTAAGGCGCAGATGTACCTCTTTCCTGGAAACGACTATCCCCAGATGGTACAGCCGAAAGCCGAGCAGTCGTCAAAAATCAGTCTGCCAATGTCGCTGTTCCGCTCCGTTGTAGACACAGCTGACAAGTTCGTTTTTTTCGAACTTCTGCGTCCTACACTCTCTTGTCTCTGCATCGATGTAGCCGAAGACCGTTCAGAGGTGGTGTTCGTCGGAACCAACGGGCACACGCTTGTCAAGGCGATGCACAGTAACGACCCTTCAAAGGGAGGTAGCGACTTCTTCCGTGGTGGCGAACCTTGCAAGACGCTTATTCACCGCAACTATTTCCGCACACTCTCCGCTTTTGATGGTAGTGAGGACATCACCATCGAGAACGACGGGCATACCATCCGCTTCTCGTCAGGCGACACCGAATTGATATGTAAGCACATGGAGGGTAGATACCCAAACTACAACTCCGCCATTCCGAAGTCGAATCCGTTCTATGTAGTGTTCGACAAGAAGGAAATGCTCGACATCCTGCGCCGTGTAAGTCTGTTCTCAAGCAATGCGAGCAACCTCGTAGAGATAAAGAAGAACGACAAGTTCCTCACCGTGTCGGCAAGCGACGCAGACTTTGCCATATCGGGCGAAGACCAGGTGTGCATAGCCGATGCCCAGTGTGAAGACAATTTCCGCATTGGTTTGAAGTCTACATCCTTCCAGACCTGCATCAACTCCATCCCTTCTGACACCATACGGATGCAGTTGCTCGACGCTTCGCACGCCGTGGTAATTACCGCCGACGAACCGGCACCAAAGGTAATGACATTGTGTATGCCAATGATGCTGAATGATTAAAACTCAAAATTAAAAAAATGGACGATACTCTCCTCTTCATTCCGCCTTGCTGCGTAGACAATAAGCTGCCCAAGGCGGTCAACCAGGCTCCCCACCGTCAGCTCACGTTTTACACGCATGGCGACGTGACAGTGGAGAAATTCTATAAGGCAGTGAGCCACCTCGTGATAGATCCTCATGTCATGGTGCTCACCATGCCTTCGCCTAAACAAGAGACATTCATGTTTCTTGAGCAATGCTTTGAGAGAGGATGGATAACCCACCTCGTGCTATCCACTCTTTACTCATGCGACTCTTTGCTGCATAAGCATCTGGGCGAATACGCCGACCGCATCATTTACGCACAGAGCGACAACGTGAGTTTTTACAGTAGTCACATGGTGCTTTATAACAAAGACCGTGCCCTGACACTCAATGGGCCGATGTTCGACCGTCCTCAAACCGACGCGGCTCTCGTGTCCTACAATCTCGTGTTCCACCCTTCACATCTGCTCAGCTCTACAAGCGACTGGGGCAACCCACTGTGCAACATCCTCTTCCCCGACGTGTTGCGTCAGCGTAAGAAGATTTTTGCCGGAGGCGTGAAACTGATAAAGGATAAGACAATAGACAGATTTATACATCTTGAATTTCCGCCATTTAGAGAAGAATAACAATGAGACAACCCACGCAATCATACACCGAGCTTCGCCGATATATGGAGAAATGGCAGTGGAATGACCCTCGCACGGGATGCCGGGTCACGGGTTTTAATCCGCCGCAGACAGCCAGGAACGTGCAGCGTATGCCGTTCTATATCAAGTTTCTCACCAAGAGCGGACATGTAGACATCGGTACATGCGTATGTCTCGCCGTAGACATCGACCGCCATCAGCGCAAGGTGCAGTTCGTCGAGAGTGGCGAGATAAGGGTTGTCAACGATATACTTGTGCTGGAAGTAGACGGTACGAGATTTATTACGCATTAATACAATTTGTTTTTTCTTTATTAATTTGAAAGATTTTAAATTCATGGCTAAAAGGTTTAGTGAAACCAGATAAGTGTTAAAAGCACTTTTGTTGAAGATTATTATTCGGCTTGTTCGTGAGAATATGCCGTATGCGTTTTTTTGTATAACTATTATGAGATTCTTCGGTCCGTGAGGATAGAGGAATTTCTTTAAACTTAATTATAAACTTAAAACAATATATATATGTGGAATCCATTTAAAAGAAACAAGCATAATAAGTTGCAAGAGTTGCGCGACTTATCTGCTATCTCGGCAATTCTCAATGAGTTCGAACGTCACGGACTGATACATTGGCAGCGCCGAGATAAGATACTTGTTATTGAGGAATCTCTGGTAAAATTGAAATTAGCCGAAGGAAGAAGCGGCTTTTTGAAGTTTCTCAATCAGGTAGCCATGTGGCAGAACAATAACATCGTTCAAGAAGCCTACGAAGCTCATCGTCTGAAGGTGGAGACCGAAGCTGTGCGTAAGGCACAGGCCCAGTTCGCTATGCTCACCAAAGGAGACCTTCAACGTATTCGTCAGAACGCTCGTGAGCAGATGCCTATCATTCCTCTTGAGCAACTAAAGTTTATCAAGGAATTTGATATCTTCGTTGTGCGAGCCGATGCTCCCTCTCTTCAAGACGCTACTAAAGAAGACGGTCATCTGCTTGCTCTCGGCCATTACGACGGAGAGAAGGTAGAAATGGCAATGTACGAGGATATAAAATACATATTGTATGATAGACCTGAGTCTTGACCGTCACGACTTCGTAGCAGCTGTTGAAGGTTTCGCCCATGGCTCGCATCTACGTCAGCACGTGTGGCGTGAAATGGTGTTCCGTAATATTCCGCAGATGACCGATGACGACATGGACTTCTTCTGGTTCATCTTCCGTCGTAACCTATGGGATTGCTATTTCTGTGAAATAAATGGACGTATGACCAAGCATTGCGGACATAAATATTACCTGCATACGTTGGCAGCTTTGCATAGAGGCAACAGATATAAAGTGACGTTTTTGCCCGACAATCTCAAGCAGCCCCTGACAGCTGAGTGTTATAGATTTGGTGGGCATTATCGTCCGCTACGCATTCCCGGACAGGAGTCGCGCATGGCTTCCTTTGATAGCTATGTTCCTCGCGAATGGATAAAAGATGTTGTTACCTACAAAATGCCTCATAACAAATATGTACAGGAAGGTAAGAAAGAGTGGTGGACCAACTTGGGCGTTTACGACGATAAAATATTATTATAAATCCGAAACATTATGCCGATAAGAGAAAAATTTTTAAGCAATAGAGGAAATTAGGGGAAAACAAAGGAAAATTTCCCCTAATTGTTTCTCTCTAAAATAATGAGATATGAAACAAAATATAAAACTAAAGAATTTTTTGCGTAGTTTGCCAGAAGGTGCTAAGCTGTATAGCCCTCTGTTAGGTTGGGTAAAGGTAGCCGACGTGAATGATTCAGGAATTTGTGTAGTAAACTTCTTCGACCAAAAAGACAATGAGAGTTATCTTTTTCGCGACGATGCACATTTAGCCAACTTTGAACAAGGAGAACCTATGCTACTTCCTTCTTTTTCGTGCCGTAGTTGGGATATTCTTGATTTTAATGATGGCGACATAGTGGCTGTAGATATTCTTTTGAACAGTGGCAAGATGAAAACTTTTATTATGAAGTTTAAAGGTCTGTCTGTTGATCCCTCTTTCACTGTTCATTATTATCTTCTTGGATCTTTAAAAACAAAGACGTTATTAATTGACCAAGAGATGATCATTCATGGTTCGTATTCAAGAGAACGGCTAATTATTTTTAGGTCCGCCACAGAAACGGAAGAGGAAAAGTTTAAGGCAAAAGTTGAAAGACTAAATTTACAGATATGAAACCTAAGTTAAAAGAAATCGTACAACAATACAAGGATAGCTGCAATAAGTTGGCAGAACTCGTTAACGAACAGCTCTTCGACGGCTGTCGCAAGTGGTATTGGATAGGCGATGAAGTAGGTGGAGCGTGCGACTTCGAGGAAGTCGACGTGTTGAACCCGGAAGATATGGTGCGTATCATTGAGAACGGTCTCACCTATGACGAATATGCCGAGTGGCGTGAAGCCAACCTCGACAACAATCGTTACATCAATCTCAAGTCGTGGCTCATGGGGCTGCGGCATGATATGCTGAAGGAAGAAGTTAAGGAGAATGTGAAGCCAATCCTTGATTGTTGTTGTGGTTCTCGTATGTTTTATTTCGACAAGAAAGACCCGAACGTGTTGTTCGCGGACATTAGAGAAGTGCATGAAGAGCTTTGCGATGGCAGACTACTCGATGTGAATCCTGATGTTTTTGCTGACTGTACTAATATGCCGTTCACTGATGGGACCTTTCATTTGGTTGTCTTCGACCCTCCTCATTTAAAGAATGTCGGATTAAATTCTTGGCTCTGTAAGAAATATGGAATTTTACCCGATAATTGGCAAGAGTTTATTAACGACTCTATACACGAGTGTATGAGAGTGTTGGCTGATTACGGAGTCTTGATATTCAAATGGAACGAACAACAGATTAAGGTTAGTGACATTCTTGGCGCAATAAAAGATTATAAACCTATTCTCGGACATCGCACAACCTCAAAAAACACCACTATTTGGATGGCATTTATGAAGCAACCACAGTTGTGACAATGCCTGTCCTTTGTTTTTTTTAATTTCTAACAATAAAAAATATGGAAACAAAACGTAAATATACTGACGAGCCCGGAGCTGACAAGGGAGCCATACACTTGATGATAACCAGATGGTGTTGTTGTAATTGCCCGTTGTGCTGTAACAAACAATACAACCTCAACACGGTGCCAGTGGCGACTGTAGAAGAGTTGAAGGCTGCGCATACCGTTATGCTCACTGGTGGAGATCCGTTCGCTGTGGATGGTATTCTTGATTTTTGCTCACATCTGCGCCATGATTACCCTAATATCAAGCAGCTCTACATCTACACTTCTGGAGGCTTGATGTCTTCTAATGAGGACATAATCAAGCACTACGACCGATTCTGTACCCATGTAAACGGCATAAACTTTTCGCCTAAAACTAAGTACGACTATGCAGCGATTAGGCAAATGCTGAAGAATAGAAATTTTGCAATAAGTTTCTTTATCCATGCTCGTAGCAACCGCATCATCCTCATGCCTAACGACTTTATGACTCGTGAGCAGCAGGAGGAATACATCAAGAGCCTACCTCTCGAAGGTTTGGCTTCTTATGGTGCAAAATTTGACGTAGAATATAGAGAATGGCAGGAAGAGTTTCAGCCGAATGGTGGCGTGTGGCGCAGACTGCCAGTATTCTTGTAATTGTTTTATCCCAAGAAGTAAAATCATTCATATAAGTAAAATTTAGGTTGTTGGAAGGACAGTCGTTGTGAAACGGCTGCCCTTTGTCTTTCTTATACAAAACTAAAAAATCAAAAATGAATAATTCAAAATGCGCTTAGCGCACAATTCACAATTCAAAACGCCCTATCTTCCACTTGGCAGCACATACCAACCGCCACCTCCTCGGAAGAACTTGCAACCTAAGGACAGAGTGTCGAAGGCATCCGTAAAATCGGTACGGTTTTCTAAGGGCAGCGTGTCTTCGCTCTCAGGCTTTTTTTCTTGACTCTTATTTTTGTGAAATCCTCGATACGAAATCTCTACTTCGCACAGCTGCATGGCAATGATAAGGTCCGGGTTGTTCGGTTGGTTGATGCGGATGGCAGGGTAGGAGAGGTGGGACAAGCCGTCATTTATAATCTTATGTTTGATGTCGTGCTTCTCCGGCACACCCATGTCGATGCCTGTCACGCTCCATCCGTGTTTCTCCAGTTCGGCAATAACGGTCATGTAGAAACGCTCGTCGGTGGTGGCGTATGACGCGCCCTGCTTTGCTGTAGTATCATAGAAATATGTCACGTCGCGGTTTATGGCTCGCTTCGGGGCGTAATAGGCAGAGAAATCAGCTATCAGTTCACGCAGCTTTCGCTCGTTTTTCACATAGAAACTCTTGATGACGTTCAGACATTCCATGCCGTCGCGCTCGTACATCTGGCCAACCACCAACGTATTGATGTTGGCATTGTAATCCAAGGCTATATATAAAGGAAGGGAATTAATACAGTCGGAGTCCATGCGTGAGTCGTTGCGCTCGCCCAACTCCTTGAAGTCGGGTTGATAGCTCTCGCTTGTAATGCGTTTGCCGTTGATGATTCCGCTTACTTTTTGTGTGCTAAAATTTGCCTGGCTAAGAACATCATCATCTGGTATATAACCGTGAACATGGTCGATGTCGAGGTTTGAGTAGAAACCGTCGTTTGTCTTCTTTACTTTGATGTTGAGGATTGAAAATGCGAAGGTCATGGGCGGAAGATCACGCTTCATCTGCCTTATGTAATCCTCACCCAAAACATCCACATTGTCGAGCGATGACGCACGACGCACACAGAAAGCCACACGGCGCAGCTCACGCAGATAACCGTCTGTGAACTTCTTCGACCGCAGGAACATCTGCATTTCGAAATCCTCTTCCGGCGTGATAAGGTATTCGTAATCGTAAACCAGTTCGGCATCGTCCTGCGGAATGAGCTTATAGTTGACAGCCATCTCCACCATTCCCTTTGTGACGTGTTGCCCATGGTTGGGCATAATCTTGAACTGCCCTTCATGCTTCATCATCTTCAGAGCCACGGCACGGATCATCGTGCGCAACTCCTTCGGCACCACATGAACCGAGTGACTGGTCTTCTTGGCGTTATACAGCAGGTCGTTGTAGCGTATCACCTTGTTGGCATAATCTTCCAGTTGTTCTTGCACCCATCGGTAAGTCTTGCCTTTGAATGGACCTGTCTCAACGGTTAAGTCTAACTTCTCCTCCTCTTTTTCGAGCCACGACCCTTTGGCTGTGAGCGCAGCGTCGGAGAGAAAGCGCGTACTTTTATACATCGGATTGTAGTCGGAGAAGTTGATGTCGCCCAACGGATGCGTCTGTCCAGAAAGAGCCGGCATCAACTCGTCAGTTACTTTCTTTAGCGGAAAGAACCTCGCCTCGTCGCCCACAAGAGCACTGAAGGTGTAACTGTTGGCACTGGCAGTCTGCGAGAGGGAGATAAGAACCCATCCGGCACCATTGGCAAACCAAATGTAGTTGTCGTAGTTCTTCGGCTTGAAGATACTCTCGCGAGCATGTTTCGGCGGTCGTCCCCAACCGAAGTGTATGCCCTGCGTAAAGCCAAACATACGCTCCATCGCCGCCATCGTGCTCGGTATGGTCTTGCCGAAGCCCTGCTGACGCGACACAGCCACCCATGCGCCGAGCATACCAGGCATGGAGTTGCTTGCCATCCAAACGTAAGGAGCCACAAGTCCGTCGGTCTTACCCACACGGCGGGCAGCAATCACTCGCTCGTCCTTGGCTCCCATGTATAGCGACTGCTGCTGGAATTTAGTTAAGTATATGTTATGTGCTTGCTGCATTGTTATCCTGATTTTGTGTTGTGTATGGAACAACGAATTTCACGAATTTCACGAACATTCCGTTTTATCTGTGCTTTTGTAGACTCTTTCTAATTCGTGCAATTCGTGTTTTCGTAGTTGTCTTCCTCATTCGCTGTGCGTCTTATGTCCGATGTGCCATTTGCTGCATGTCCTGCATCTGTACACCGTATATCCCTGTGCTTTGAGCTTCGGATTCTCTTGCAAGAACTCCCAAGCATCATCCTCCGTCTCGTAGGCCTCCTTCGCCTTCCACGAGCGTTGCTTGCGTGTGTAGTGTTCAGGGTCCGGCTTGAACGGCGGAATCTTGTTGAAATATTTGTGTCGTTTGTTATTCATGTATTGTTTTTGTGTTGTTTTATGTTATATTGGTTTTATGGTGAATTTATAGTGCATTTATTCACTATAGTTCAGTTAAACCATTTCACAGTTGTTTCGCCTTTATACCCTTTCTTCCACACGAACCAGGCGTAAGCCGCTGCGCTGCTGCCGTAAGCATCGAAGTCGCCATTCATGGCACATTTCAGTCTTGACGAGCTTACCCAAACACGAACGGGGGGGGTAGAACGGAACAGCGAGCGACGAGCCTTGCCTTCGAGAAAAGTCAGCTTCAGGAACATCGCCACCTTCTTTCCTTCGGGGATGATGCTCAGAGCCTTCTCCACAAACTGCTGCGCATATTTGTAGGGAGGATTGGTAACGATGTTTCCGTCCCACTCCAAGTTGTCAATAGCGAGGAAGTCAGCCACCTCGCCGTACCCTCTATCCACAAGGTCGCGGCTCACCACCTCATACCCTGCTGCCTTCAGCACCTCGCTCATGTGACCCTCGCCACACGAAGGCTCAAGAATCCCTCCCTCAAACCGCTCCAGCTTGCACAGCCATTCCGTAGCCTTTGGCTCAGTGGCATAGTAATCCTCCCGCTGTCTATCCGCATTCGTATGGTTGCTTGCGCCCAATGTCTTGAAGACAGCGGCCGAGCCGCCTACCCAGTCCTTTCTTTTTATGTTGTTATTCATGTTGCGTAGAGTATTTGTTGCTTATAATGAAAGTTACAGCCTTAGAAGAATTTTACGGGCTGGCAATCATCGATTAACTTGCGTGTTTCTTTAGCACAAGCAGCCACGCATTTTTCAACTGCTTCGGTGATGTCTTGGATTTGATCCTCACGCATATTGTTGTATTTATCACAAGTGTCATCTATTATTTTGTAGAGATTCTGTTTTTGCAAAACCTCCATGTAGTCCACATACTCCTTGCACGTCTTGCGCCGTGGCTCCTTTACCCACTCGATGAAGTCCTTCTTCCATTCCTTCCATGTCTTGATTTTGATAACTATCATATTTCAACTATTTAAATTTTTCAAAATAAAACTCTACAGGGTTGTCAAACGCTGGTTGGATAAGGCCATAAGCAATACTCATGTTTACTTGAAATTTAGCTGCGCCTTTAAGCAAGCCCTTAGCCTGTTCCTTGATAGCTTCCCTAAACTGCTCCAAGCTCATATCACGCTTACGAAAATTGCAAGACCTGCAAGATGGCATATAGTTTTCCATGCAATCATCACCATGCAAAACAACAAACTTTCCTTCCTTATTGCTCCAACGAGAGTAACACCCTCGATTCTTCGGAATAAGATGGTCAACCTGCATATCCTTGTACTCAATGCTCTTTCCACAATAAGCACAATGCCCATCGTATTTGTTGTATATCCTAAATCTGTCTTCTTTTTTCATAATCGTTAATTATGTAACCTACCAATACGTCACTTTGATTAAACCTTGCATAAGCAAGGATGCCTGCCGAGCGCCTTGAATATAGAGGCAGAGCCGCCCCCAGTCCTTAGCCATCGTGAACCTCCTTTCTTTTTATGTTGTTATTCATGTTGTGCATTGTTTATTATTGTTTATAATGTTAAGTCAATGCCAAACTCCCTTTCGAGAAATTCCTTCCAGTTCGGTTTGCCGAACATCGAGACGTTAGCCTTCTGCCAATCTTTTTCACGAGGATAGAACACGTCACGCGCAAACCATTCGTACACGTTGTCGTAGCGTTGGCGAACCTTTGCGTCGGGATGACTGTCCCAGAAACGTTGTCCGGCACGCAGATAGCAGCGAGCCATGCGAGGCTTCTCCTTGATCGATGTTCGGCAAACCGAACTGGAAGGAATTTCTCGAAAGGGAGTTTGGCATTGACTTA